TATCAGGACTATCAGTGGCCCACTGAGTAAGCTTTGTATATTCCGTATTCTGACTAACGAATACAGACTGTACAACAGCCTTATCCCACGTTGCACCACCGCCACGTCCCAAATCTCCACCGTTAGGGTCAAAATACTGGAAAGACCCGCCCGGACGTAACTTAAGAGGAACTCGCATCTGACGATACGAAATCTTAGTTACATTCTTACTTTTAATCGTTGCATAGAACATGTCATCCCGCTCGAACAATGTCCGAACATCAGGAGTGACCTTTTCAAGTTCTAATGCAACTACTTGCTGTTCAGCAGCTGCCATATTTAGTTCCTACGTAGTAAAAAGTCTAAGCTAGATTCTTCAGGCTTAGGTTTATTTTTAAAATCAGTTTGGTCCGCCTCAGTTTTTGGCGTCGCGGAATTACGCGGTCTAGTTCGTGGAGTTTCATCTTCCTTAGTTTTATCAGTTTGTCTAGATACGGAGTTATTCTTTAAAGCTTCTTTTCTGACCGATACGATGATTGTCGGTAACAATGATTTTGCTTTAGATACGTGCGCGCTTTCAATTCGTTGTAACGAGTCCTGAGAGTATTTAGATTCCTTAGCCTTCTGCCACAATTGTTTCACAATAGTTTGGAAACGGCTATCAGATTTAACTAAGGAATCAAGCTTTTCTTTAACTTCACGGACAGCGGCTTTCTTTGCAAAAGGAACCATCTGTCCTTTCTTATCAATGTTAGCATCAATAACCGATTTAATACGATTATCAACACCAGTCATTAATTCACCCTGTCGTTCAGTGAATTTACTAGTTTCAAATTCTTCTCGCTCCTTCTGAAGCTTAACACGTTCTTCATTCTCAGGAGCTTTATCGTCAATAGCTAATTTCTGTTTTGGAGACCAATCAACATTACCAAACATAAATTGATACAAGGTAGTAGCGGCATCCTGCAATTCTTTATTCTCTGCCTTCTTGCCAGCCCTAACCATTGTCTCCACAAAATCTTTAGCAACATTACCAATTACATGATAATAAGCCTGTTCACTAGTTTCTTTAAGATTATCCAAATACGAATCTGCTAACTTATTAAACGCATTTGGGTCGTCTTTAAGAATTGCCTTAAATAAATCAGTCGTCTTTCCTTCTTTTAAATCAGCTTCAAAGCTATTTAATACATTAACAGCTGATGCAGCTTCTCTTGCATCATCAATAGTCGGAAAGACTCGTGTAAATGCGAGTTCACGATAATATGCCTTTTCGAGAGATGGAAAATCCTTAAATACATCAGGATACTTCGCAAGAATCTCTCTCTTTTTAACAGGCGTAGTTAATTCTAAGTCTTCCGGCTTTGGGTCTTTTAATTCTTCTTCTAATTCCGCTAATTCATCTACTTCTTCGTCTTCATCTTCACCATCTTTAGTTTTTTTAGTTTCTTTAGTATCTTCAGTTTCATCAACTAAAGTATCATCAGCATCTTCATCATCCGGAATTTCTAATTCCGTTTCAGGTGTCTTATCATCCTTATCGTCTTTATCATTCGCGTTTAATACATCTAAAATTCCACCGCGTGTTAAAGGTGTAGCTGGTCCACCAGCAGGGTCAGGATGATATAAGTTATTGAACCGTGGAAACATCGTTAGACTCCGTTATGGGTGCTTCTTTATTAGATAATTCATTTGGCTTTTCAGGATTCCCAGCACCAGGAGCTTCCTGTCCAGCAGGTAGAGCATTCATTTGTAAAGCTAATAGATGTTGCTTAGCGTGTAGTAATACGTTCTTATAACCAGCTTCGTTTTCAATCTTAGCTAACTGACCTGATTCTGAAACTGCCCACTTACGACAGATTTCAAATTGAATAACATGATTATCCATAATCTCATCAATCTCAATTGATGGGACTTCTTCAGGTTGCATAGTTTCTGGGTCAATACCACCCGTCATAATGGGTTCAGATTCTAATAAACCTTGAATCTCAACATATTGCTTATCTCTATCATCCTCACCTGTTACATAGAAACCTGTGATTCCAATAGCTTCACGTAATACATCTAAATTCTCAGGTGCAAGTAGCATTTGCAGCAATTGAGGATTGGGACTCAATAAAAGCTGCATTACAATATCTTTTCGCTGTGACCAGGTTAATGGAAGATTCTCATTAGCTTCCAATTCAACCTTACCAATTCTACCAGATAATTCTGAGCGACGAATTAATACGTTAATGAATGAACCATCTTTACGACGCTTAACATCACGCTCATCTGTTTGAATCAAGCTAATATACATGGGAATTGCTTTCCCAAATACATTCTTCCACCAGATTCCAAACATCTTGTAAATATTACCAAGTCTAGCCTGAGCCTGATTCTTAGACATGCTATATTGACTAGCAGTCTCTGAACCTTCAATCGAACCACCAAATAAACTAGGAAGCGCGCCTGATGTTAACTGTCCTAAAGATTGAATCTGTTCCGCGAATGGCATAACTTCGCCACTTAAATTCGCAGTCTTTACTTCATAAATACCATCTTGTAACTTCTTGCCACCACTAATAGTCTTAGTAGGAATTAAACTGCCGGGACTAACTTCCGTTTGACCGTATGCATTTAAATCAATGAATGCAGGGTCAATAAATGTTAATCCAACACCATGTTCAATAGTTTGTTTAGTTAAGCTAATTAAATCATTCGTAATTTCCTGAATACTTACCAACAGCATAGCTATTGGGTCGTTTTGGAGAAAATCTGCTAATGGATTAATCGTTAACGTCCAGTGCTCATCTAATTTCTGTTCTTTGGCACATGCGAATAAGTCATTAACAAATGTTACACTCACTCCGTCTGGATACTTACGTTTCCAAGCTTTAGCACGCTCTTTTTCAAGAATATTATAAGCAGCAGGTTTAAACCAAGCTGTTTTAATTGTAACGTTATCAACTGGATAGCTTCCAGTGCGATATTCAACGTTTAATCTAGCCCACTGTTCCCAAGAATCATATCCTGTGGTAGCACCACGAACTTTATCACGTAAGTCCTCATGTAAATCAGGATAAATTTGCGATGCAACCGCATAATGTGTTTCATAGCTATAGTAAAGATAGAAACATTCATCTTGCGAGCGCGCATACAGTGGAACTTTGATATTTAATCCACCATACGCACACAGCTTAACTCTACCCTTAGCTTCTGATGTAGAACCAACCCAAACCTTTTTAATTTCGCTATGCTTTGACACCATAGGTGTCATCATATTCCCACAGGCAGGACATAAATCTGTTCCCATCATCATAGATGGGTCCATTATTTCAGGATTCATTTCAGGCATAGCCTGTGAATCTAATCCAGCTAAATCTAATCCCGGTTCAATTCCTTGTTCTGGTGCAATTCCTTCAGCTGGTAATTCCTCAACTGGTGCCATTTGTTGTGGAATAGGCTGCTCAGGAATTTCTTGACCCGGAGGAATAATTTCATCATTAATCTCAAATTGACAAATAGGGCATGAAGTAACTACATGCTCTTCATTAACTTCATCATACTCATGAACATCATAAGTTCCGTATTCCTTATTAATGTCCGCTGCTGTATGAGCCGCAACGAAACCTTCCGTCATGTAAATATATAAACTATGTAACCACAATAGGCTTACATCATTATGACGATAAATTAACTCAGAGATTCTATCTCCAGCTTTAGCTGTTTCAATGTCATCAGAATTTTCAGCATCATCTGGATAACATTTAACAGGAGGCACAGTAACACTGAGAGCAGCAATGATGGATTCAAGATATGCTCTGAATACGTTAACACGGTTATCATAAAAGTCTTGACTACCGTCGTAATTTCCACCATTTGCATTTTCAGCATTCCAAATACGCCAATCATGCGCAACTGCATCATACCAAACATTAGTAATGTTATTCCAGAAAAGTTTTAGACGACGCCATTTCATTAAAGACTGTTGGCGTACATCTATATCCTCTTTCCAGAACTCCTCGAAGATGAGACTTAACTCATCTTCCTCTCGTTCAGTTAGTTTTAGTTCTTCTAGATTCTTATGCATTACTTATTCGGCAGTTGAATATCAGTCTTACGAACTTTACGAAATACTTCCGAATTAATAGCTTTATCTTCAGGCTCTCGGGAATAAAATGACTTAAGAAATCCGCTTATTCCCTGCCCCGCGTGCGCCATTTCATGAGAGAGAACGTCATTAATATCCTGCTTATCTCGTTGAATAGCAGGCATGTTTAATTCAATAGTTCCAAAAGGCGAAGTAGAACCGTAAGCATCTCCTGTGAGCTTACGTTTTAAAAATCCCATTTCACCAATACGATTAACTTTTGCAGCATTTTCTGGAAATTCTACAGAACGTCCTGCAAATGCTTTTTCAACATCAGGATATTGGGTAGCCATTCTATTAGACATGACTCCTCCCATCATCCTGGGAATAATTCCTTCTTGAGGAACTACAGCGTTATATAGTCTACTAAAAATAGACTGCTTTTTTGCAGGGTCTGTAATAGGCATACTAACCCTGCTTCACACCAGTTTCTTCCGATTTAATTTTTGCTTCAAATACTAAATCTTCTAATACTTTAATTTCTTCTTTAATTTCAACAGGTTCCACGACTACTGTGGATTCAACAACTGTATCAGGTTGTGCTGCATTTCTTGCAGCTTGTGCTGCCGCACGTGATTCAGCTTCCAAGTGTGGACGTATTGCGCTAAACGGTAATGGACTTCTACGTAAAGGTTTAGGAGCTATCTCGTTGGTAGTTTGTGGAATCGGCGCAGCCGACGGATTAACAATCTTTTCAGTTAATTTCAATACTTGCTGATTAGCAATAGCTAGTTGTCGTTCTAATGATTCACATGACCTACAACGCATATGTTCTACATTAGCAAACTGGTTTTCCAGTTTCTCCTCAACACAATGTGTGCAATGAGGATTCATTATTTCGTGAAAGAATTTAACAAAGATATTCATCGGTGAAACATCCTTACACCAAGTTTTTTAGAAGGTCCAACATTACTACCAGGCTTAAACATACCAACAGGATTAACAGACTTGGATACATCGAGAACATGCGCGTTTCGATAATACGCTGTCCAATCTCCAGTATTCTTAAGTTGTTGAATAATCTTAGCCTCTGCTTGAACCTTCTTAAATTCTTCTACTGCTTCTTCAAAGTATTGTTCAGCAGCATCTACTCCATAACGCTGACCGTCATACGCATCGTCACCATTAAATTCAGCAACATCTTCTGCTGGCTTATCACCCTTTGTGTTCTCAGGATAATTGCAAGCTTTAATTGCATCAATAGCCATTGGACAACAATTAACATGCCCATCATGATTAGATGCACTGCAACAGAAGATTTGATACTTTGGTAAGTTATCTTCAGGCGCGGGAGGAACAAATAATGCCTGATAAGCATCATAAGCTTCCTGACCATGAAGACGATAAACTCTTAATGCATATTCTTCGGAGTAAACTAATTGTTCTTTCTTATTTGGTAACTTTTTCGGAACCCATCTAAAGTATTCATGTAATAACATTTTACCGGCAATACGAGAGCCAGGTGTATTTAATGTTAATTCAACAGGACAACCAATTTCTCGTTCAATCTCAGTTTGAATAGTATGGTCTTGTCCTCTATCTTGCCCAGCGGATTTGCAGACCTTAACTTTCTTAGGTTGTTCTAAATCAATGTAGTCCTTAACGATTGGACCCCATTCGGCAATTTTAGTTTTAATCCAAGTTAATTCACGATATAAGAATAGTCTTTTGTTAGGTGATACTGCAAAGAATCCTACCCAATTATTAGCTCTATATCCCCAATCAATGATTACAAACTTAGGCCAATAGTCAGGAATTTCAAATGGTTCAACTACATGGAGAGCCTCAGAAGGCTCATCAGGATAATGTTTGTCTCTAAATTCGTCAAATACTTGTCCAAGATACGCAGACCAATCACCAAACTTCTTTGCCTTACGTTCTGCTTCTGGCCGACCATCCAGAGATTGCGAATAAGTAGGGTCAATGTAAGGGTTATCAGCGAGAGTAGCGTGAATGTAGATACGCTTATTTCCACCCTTACCAATAATAATTTTATCACCCTCAGGCGCTGGGTCAACAAATCGTTTCTTAACGAATGTATGTCCAATACCACCTGGCATTCCTGCTGCTCTAGTTATACTTGGCAATCCAGAATGCAGCGGAGAACGATTACGTTCAAAAGTAATATATAAGTAAATGAATTCCGTTAATGAAGTTAATTCGTCGGGCGTGAAACAAGAAATCTGCATCGAGTCATATTTATGAACATCGTCTTCTGTTTCACAATGTCCAAGGAATATTTGCGCGCCTGCATTTGTACTCATTCCACCAGACCCATATTGGTCTTCACGTGGAAAAGTCCAAATCATATCTGTCTTATTAAATGTGGCTCCAAACTTTGAATAAATTTCTCGTGAACGTCCGAGTATTTCGTTTTTAAGTTCTGGGAAGGTGCGACGCAGGAAGACTTGTTTGTATAAGGGATTTTCGTGCCATCTGTTGAGAATCCCGTAGACAAGTAATACGTCTGATTTTCCGCTACCTGCGCCGCCACCATAGAATGCTTCCTTTACTGTAAATGGAACAGCTAAAAATGCAGCTTGACGTGGATTAGGTTTCCACGTATTCCGCATTCTAGTTACTTCGTCTATTTGGTCAGACGAAGGAATGATAATGTCCATTTACGTTTGTATTGAGTTAATACTAGAAGCTGCCGATAGTAACTGTAACTAAAATAGTAATACGTGGTGCAGTAGGTGCCTGATTTCCACCTGTAACTGGCCACGTAATATTACTTAAGCCTTCATACTGAATACCATTAATAATGGAACGAACACGATAATTATGTTGTCCATTAGTAATTAAGGGAATAGCAACCGAACAAGTTGTTGTAGTTCCCACCGCGACACAAGTTGGTACAGCAGTAATAACAACACCATCAGCAGTAACAACATTTTGAAATGTTGCGACCTGTGCTGGAGTGCTATTTGGATGGTCCCAGATAAGTGTTGAAGTCTGTTGAGCATATAGGGGTGTGCTTAGAAGTAATAGTGCAATTGGAAATGCTAAGAAAATTCGCTTCATTTTATTCTCCAGGTATTAACGTTCACCAGCGTAATCAACTGTTACAGTTCCGCCACCAATTACTGTACTAATGCGAGCGCGAACTGCATTGATAACTATTTGAGAATGTCTAATTTCTAATATACCCGCAGCACTTCCACCAGCAATAGTTGCAACATCAGTTGCAGTTCCTAATGGAGACCATACTCCAGCATAATCAGGGTGTGGTGCAGTTTCTAATTGAACCGCGCCTGTTACAGCTGCACTAGTTTCAATAGTAAACTTATGATTACTACATCCCCCGGAAGGACAGATAACTGTACTAATTGTTTCATCTACGGACTGAGTTGTCATCATTCTGACAACTGTCCCTGGACTTGCTTGTGCTGGACTAGAACGTGGGATGATTAACATTAATCTAACCTAATTCAATCCTAACTGACTACCGTATTTAGTAAGAAAGATTAGTAAAACTACTAGTATTGCCACAGCTCTAACAACTGTTTTTAAAGTTGGGTCAGGCATTCTTTCAGTAATAGCCCAAATAATTATACTAACAATTGTTAATATGAGAACAGCAATAATGAGTGCTAACATTAGCAGTCTCTCCTAATAATTATCTTTTGCAGTCACTACTTCGTAATGATTTTCATTCCGAACTTGTGGTGCAAACATTACGAATTGGACAGGACTAACTTCGCTAGTCTGTTCTTTATCCGGCTCCATATGTTTAACAACTTGAGCCATGTCTTTGGCAATCGTGCTTAAGTCACGCGCACTTGATTCCTTAAGCTTATCTTCATTTATCATTGAGATAGCGAGATTAAGCTTATTAATCGCACGCTTACTAATCTTATTCTTTCGATTAGTTAGGAAGCTTGAAATATCTACTTTATTTGATTCAGAAAGTGCGGAATTGTTTGGATTGGTATAACTAGAAGCAGAACTACTTGAAATTCCAAATTCATTAGCTAAATGAAGTGCGGACTGGCGTCCTTCCATATTAGCTGTATCGCCTATTAGTTTGCGTAATGATTGGGGCACGTTAACATCACCTTCATTACGTCCATGAGGATGATGCTTCTTAATTAATACATCACTAGTGACTACTTCACCTTCAACTACGGGCGCCATGTCAGGAACGTTTACATTTGAAACTGGTCTCTCTAATCGTTGATTAGATGAATTCTTAACTTCAGATTCAAAGTCTTCATTACTAACTTGTCCTAATGGCATTATTTCACCTTCGCTTTCAATGTTGAAAAGAAGGTATCTTGCCTATTATAAGCTTTTTCTAATGATGCTTTAATTTGTGGATATTCACTACGCTTAATGCCATGCCAAGTTCCAGCATCTTTTTCAGGAAGATGATATGGAACATCATAATATTTTAATAAATCTGACTTTCCGCCACCAGGATTGCCATAAATATAGAAAAAGGGTGGTGTATGTTTTCTTCCTATTCTTACAACTGATTTGGATTTAGGTAGTACTCGACATAATACAAGCGCGCTCACGATTGTGCTAATAAAAGAACGTCTATTCATAGCAATCTCCCAGATAGTCCTATAGATAGGATAATATTAGTAGATGTTCAGTCCGATGTAATACACTTCGGGCCTAAAATCAAGTGTCTCATAAGTCCGGCTGAAAGTCAAGCTTCTATTCTGATACTAATATTATATCTGTGTTTAATTTGATTTTTTTTTCTAAAAATTTTAAGTACCTTATTTTGTGTATGAAACATTCGATAATAATCTCCGCAAATATCGTGCCATGTATGGTACCTATAAAGAGGGGTATAGTCCTATGGTGTCATACTAAGTACGTTAACGTCAGTTAACTACACATAATATCAATTCATAGAGTCATATATAGTCTTATAATAATTACAATTAATTACATATAATATTAGTGACAATATCTGTCACATATGTCGGGCGCGTAACTCATGGCCTGTCAATAGGTTACAGGCAGCATGACAATTGGTGTCACATGGCTGACAAGCTTTGTCACTAATCTTATACCTGTCCTGTTGAGAGTCTAGGAAATGGGCCTAATTTCACATAGACCGTTTGGCATTCACTATGCAATAGAGTATGGTATCGGGACGGTCCCGAGCTAACGGAAAGAAAAATAGAAAAGGATAAGAGACAATGAAGGATTTAACTGGTAAGCTGTCGTTTAAGGTTCCTGAGGATTCTAACCACGCGCAAGCTGGTCAGAAAATCGAAAAGGACTTCGATTATCAGGAGTGTGAAACGGCCGAGGAAGCAACTAAGATTGCTGAATCTAAGGGCTGGACCCTGCTTGGATTCGTTAATGATTCACTGAAGCAGAATGCACGCGCTAATACGTATCAGAACGCGCTTGCAGTCTATCGCCCGTCGGAAGTTTCACCGGATGAAATCAAGGCGCGTATGGTTCGAGACTTTATCCGTCTCGGCCTTTCGGAAGATGTTGCAAAGGCGCAGGTCGATTCGATTCTGGCAGCCAATAACGGTTAGTCTTTAATACCCTACTCCGGCCTGCATATCATATAGTTTATACCGCAGGCCGGAGTAGATAATTAAACACTACACTGTACTAATCTAATTAAACTAATGAGGGATTATGCGATACTTTGTTTGGTTCGATGGCGCCCGCTATCTACTATCCACAGATACTACATGTAATTGGATAGCTGAATTTCGAGTATTCGATATGGCGTACGAATACGTTACATTACGTAACGGAATGGACGCTACAGCTTATTCCAGATGGACAATTAAGCGTTAAATTTAAAAGTTAAATAAAAATAGTGTCTGAAACATCATAAGATTATCCATTACTGACCCGTTTCGTGGTCACTTCGTGGTCGTTTCGCGGTCGCTTCGCGGTTCTTCCCGACCTTGTGATTTAGGGTCAAAGCGTTGATAATAGAAGAGTTAGCTAATACCCTCCCTCCCTCGGGGGTACTAGATAGACCCCGGAGCCGTCACCTGAGGAGGACATAATCTTAGGCTGGA